AAAACTATACCATGAAGGATTTGCTCCATCATATCCATCGCCACTTCCCCATTGTAGAATTAGACCATTACTAAATTTAACCCACCCATTTTGTGTTAAGCTACCACCAACAATACCACCTATAGTACCATTATTTTGTAATGTAGTAATTAATTTTCTCACCCATGCTGTATTAGCTATTTTTGTACTATCATCTCCATCAGCAGGTGAACCAACAGTAGAATTAGCAACTAAACTTAAAATACCTGTTAATGTTCCACCACTTAATTTTACATAACTACTATCATGATTATGATTACTAGGCGTGAATGTACTAGGTTTTCCTGTAATTAAATTCCATGCTAATTGTTTCCATGCTCCATCTCCTGTAAAAATAGATGTTGCACTACCATCTCTTTTGGGCATTAATCCATTTGCCGTTGTTGATACAAGTGATGTACTTGCTTTTCCATTCCATGTATTTTTTTCAGTATCAGATACAAAACGATGTGTAGCATCTTGAGCAATCATACTTGCAGGATGTGAGCTTGGATGTACATAGTTATTAGCTCCCATTGCAATACCATCTAATTTTTTCTTTAGTTCTGGGGTCATGTAACCTTTCAAACTATCTGTAACCTCTCGCCAATCTTGAGCATTTACTACGTTTTGCAATGTATCAAGCCATTGCTTTAATAATTTATCATTAGATAAAATTACACTAAAAATCAAATTCATTGTAGAATAAAGCACTGGGTCCTTTGAAATAAGTTGTGGAATTTCTAAAAAGAAATCATTACTACTAGGTATTGATTCATCTGGTCTTTTAAACCCATTTATCTCACTTGGCATTAATAACCCAAATTCTTTTTTTAATTCTTCACTATTCATCTAACCACCTCAAAACTCTACAGTCCATTTAAATATTGCTCCACTTTCTGCATCTACACCTTTACTTGTTAAGAGTCGCATTTTAGCAGCAGTTTCTTCTTCTTCATCTATCAAAGCTACTTCATTTATTGCACCAGTATACTCACCAGCTTCAATTTCTGCTTCAAAACAAACAGAAGTTTCAACAGGATAAGTAACTTCTTTTATATTTTTAGTTAGAACAACATTATTAAGTGAACCATTGTCTGTTGGTGGTGCAGGATTTCCTTGCTCGTCTGTTTCCCCTGCTATACCAAAAGCCATTTTTGCTATTTTTGCAATAGCACCTGTCGTCCCGATTGCCTGTGCAAATGCCGCTCTGTAATCGGTTGTAGTTTTTTTATTGGATTGTAAAAAAGTATCCTGATTAAATTCTGCCAACGGCACTGCTTCGCCGTTTACTGCCAGTGTCTGTTTCGGATTAATGTTCTGTGTATTACTCATAGTCTTTCAAAGCTCCCTTTCTTCATGTTTCCGTTTTTATCTGTGCTAAAAAAAGTACATAAATTTTCCATTTGCGTATTTTGCAGGGTATAATCTCCCTGCCATGCGTGACTGCCGTCCCAACAAAAAGAGCCGTCCCATAGGTTTTTTGCGTTCCCTGTGGTTCGGTTCTGCATAGCATTAATTTTTCCTGTGTTTAATGCCCTGTTTTCAATGTTTTGTTTTAAGTCTATATCTACATAATAAATACTGCCTGCTTTATGGCTTGTTAAAAGGCTGTGCTTAGATGTTATTTTATACGTTATATCTGCGCTTTGCCCTGTATTAAAAATATATGCAGAATTAACTTTAGTTAAAATCTGCGCAATATGAGACTGTCTTTCTTTGTATTTAGCATCCGGTTTTATACCGGACCAGTCAATACTGCCGTCCCAGCACCAGACACCGTCCCAATAAGTCTTTTCTGCCGTGCCTAAATTCCAAAAATTATGGTTGGCGTTTACATATTGGATAATACTTGCCTTATGGCTTGTTAAAATTTTACTCAATATATAAAAAACAATTTTAAATCCTAAATGTGCCGGTTTATATAGTTCTATAGCCGCTCTTAAATCCCCTAAAGATATAAGCCCGTCTATATTAAAAAACACTTCAAACCAGTATTCCGAATTGTGTTCTATTATCTGCGCTGATTTATCCGAAATAAATTTATTTGCTAAATCGGTCATGAATTTAATTGTAGATACATCATGCGCATTTAATAAAATTTTTATGCGTGTACGGCGCGTCTGATAATTGTCATTTAATTTTGGGATAATATTTAAAAATTCCTCGAAATAATCAAGTCCCCAGGTTGCCGTATCTATAAATAACTGGTCCAATAAATCATTTAATATCAAGCGTATGTCTTCATGCTCTCGGCTTTCTGCTGTGTTTACAGTATAAAATTTGTAATCTTTTTGTAGTTTATACGGTAAATATCGTAATATATCTATTTTACTTTTCCGAAGCCAGATATAATCACTCAATTAAATTCACCTGCCCTACAGTCGGAAGCTGTTCATCAGTAAGCACGATATTTTCTGTCTGATTATTCAGCGTCAAATCGCTATAATCTTGTACGCCTGTCGCCGCTTTTTCCAATATAACTTTGCCGACCTGTGCATAAGATACGTATTCACTTTTAAATGCAGTTGTTTTAAAAAAATCGTTTACAGCATTTTTAATGCCGTCGATATTGCCACTACCTTTCGTTACTTTTAAACTTATATCTATATTCAACGGTTTCGGGCTGACCACAGTTACGGTCGCACCTATCGGTCTTTGCTCATCAATGTAGTTTTGTACTTTCGCAATCAAATCTTCACTTGCTATTTCATTTTCAGCATCCGTTATTATTACCTTTACGGTGCCGTTACCATTCCAAAGCGGCAAGACTTTAACTCCGCCTACGCCGTCAACATTTGTTGCCCATATAATGTAATGGTTTTTATTTCCACTTGTTGCCGGTTGTCTAACTTTAAATAACAGACGTTCCAAAAGTTCGGCATCCGTTTCCTCATCGAATCCGTCATATGCCGCCGCTTTATTTGTTACAGCAGATACTCCGTAAATACTCACAGGAATTTTTGTTATCGTTCCAGCATCTACATTGCACGAGGTGCCGACATCCTGCGACTGCGCTCTTATATTGGTTGTTTCTTCCTGCCCGATTTGCCCTCTTTCCACGGTCAGAAAATTTTTGCCGTCATTGGTGCTGAATAAAGAGCCTTCCTGTACAACAGTTCCCGCCTGCCCCGTTACGGTTAAAATAACACTGGAATTTGTCGCTTTTTGCCGGATAATGCCATGTTCTTCCGCCTTTTTTGTTAGCCAGTCACCCCAGCTTGTCTGCGGAAATGATGCTTCAATTATCAGTGCCATTTCAGCATATGCTTTTTCAAATTCTTTGGCATTAGCAGACAGCGTATCCCATGCAAAACCGCCTTCGACAAGATTTACTTTGTCGCCTGCTGTTTCGGTGTAATACTGCTTCAACCTTTCCAGTATATTTTTTCTTGTTTCCATTTCAAACATACATAAATCACACCTCGATTTTTTGTGTGGATTTACCATATACAGTGATAAGCTCTAGATTTAAAATTATCTTTTTATTTACTTGTTCGACAGATATATTATTAACCGCTAAAATGTACGGATTTACAAGCAATGTTTCTTTAACAGCATTATATAATTCATTAGCATTTATCTCATCATTAGCTACCTTTCCTACAAATCTTTCTAAATCTAAACCATAATCATCATAATATGCACCATATCGAAATCGTTCCGTCTGCAATACTTTATATACCCATACTTTTATTGCTTCATTTCGTGTAACTATTTTCATAGAACCATCATCATTATAAATAAAAGAATTTCTATTAAAATCCCATGCATATTCTTTAAATTCTTTTTGCGTATTGTACTGTTCAGTATTTACGGTATTTCCTATCATAAAAGGATTAGTCATATCAATTACCGTCCAATCTTTTGCCTTTACTTAATATCCAAAACTGTTTCACTGTTTTATTATCATCTCCCATAATTGGTATCATTAAAACTTTATCGCCAATTTGCCATGTATCAGTATAAATAATAGAAGCTGTATAATCGTTATCGATATCGTGGTTATGACTTTCATAAGCAGCATCACCGCCACCACCACCACGATTTTGGGTAGCAGAAATTATATGTCCTTGTATCTGCCTTGTATGCCCCTGCAACCAGTAATCATCTATATAAAACCACTTTTTATCAAGTAGCATACCATTCCATTGCACTTTTATTTCTGGTGGTGGACTTACAATAGTGCCAATTTGTACAGTGGATTGTAGTCCCGCCTTACCACCAACATTACGAAAAAGCATTAACATTGCTTTATACGGGTCCTCCGTTTTTTTCATTCAATCACCCTTTGCTTGCTTTTATAATTTTTGTTGGTGTCATATCAAGGCTGTTATAATCTCTACCATGTACCACAACGTTTTTACTGCTACTATTGCCGTAATATCCGCCATTACCATCATAAATTACTACATGGTCATCATTACCATAAACAATAACATCGCCCTTTTCTAAATTACCTATAGAAAAATCTTCCAAAAGTCCGGCACTTTCTGCATTTGCCACCATAGAAGGCACACCAACAATACCGTTATTACACTGCTGTGCTAAAAATGGACTGTAATAGCTACCCATTTTACCAACAGCCTCAGCACAACCATTTCTACCATTATTCATGGTAGTACCTCCCCAAGCGTCAAAACCTGTGGCAAGTCCTTTATCTACTTTTAAACTTCCATTACCGCCACCAGTAGTTTTTTTACGTTTACTACTTTTAAATACTGGTGTTGCGATATCTTGCTGTTCAATTTCTGGTATTTGGGGATTATCTGGCATATATTCCAAAGTTAAATCCATTGTATGCACATTACCACTAAAATTATGCGTATCGCTCTTGATAAAAAATTTTCCTTTAAGCTGTTCTTCCTGAACTTCAATCGTATATCCGGTAATACACTGGATATTGCCGATTGCTCTAATCGAACTTTCGTCCTGCAACCGTTTAAGTCTTGCCTTTGCCATTTTCACATTATCGACCGTTTCGCCCTCTTTCGGTGGTTGCATTCTGTAAATATCCTGTATCATGCCGTAATGTGTAACGTCATCGTTATTCGTAAAAACTTGGCAGATATTGCCGTTATCATCAACCGATTTTATTCGATTTACCATGCTTTCAATACTTTCGGAGTGTTCCGAGTTATCAATATCAGTTAAATCTGTAGCTATATAATCTTCTATCAATTCGCCTTTTTTTATAACTGTTACATCACCGTTTAAACAAATTACCGTATAATCTTCGCCATTCGGATTATTTGTTGTATCAGCTTTGGTATACTCAAACAACATACGGAAAACTTCTGTACAGCTTTTGCCGTCTGCGATGAAACTGACCACGGTATTAATCTGCGGCATATCCACCGCCGTACTTATGCCGATTTCGGCGCATACTTGTTTTATAGCATCCGTTACGGTTATACCATCAAATAGCATTTGCACTTTCGATTTTGCCAAATAAACCATATCATCATAACATGTAAAAGAAAATGTGAAGGTATTGGAATTTCTTTTTCGGTAAAATATTCTGCCTTCAAAAATTTCAATCGGTTCTGATTCGTCCGTTTCGGCATAAGACAAATAGACAAACCCGCCCACTTTTAAATCCAGGGCGGTAAATGCGCTGTCTTTATCTACGGTATTATAAACAATTTCAAACTCAAGTTTTCGTGCCGCCTGCTCGCTGTCGCCGCTCCACGTCCATTTTGTTACAAAATTTGTAATGTCAAAATCGCTTAACGGTTCAGTATACGGCTCGTTGTTATTTTTCTTCTGTTGTAATTCCTGCTGTTCTTTCTGTGTAAGCGGCGGGTCCGTATATTTACATATAAGCATACTATCACCCTAGAAATTTATAATCGTATCATCGCTGATTTTAACGGATTGCTTCGTTGCATAGAGTACGGAACCAACATTTAAATTTTTCGTTTTCGCCAGCGTTTTAAATACGGATAACTGTTTTGCGTCCTGTTCATCTATCGGGAAAAACTGTCCCACGCTCTGCGCCGCCACGTCCATTAAATCCATACCCGGATACCAATTTATTACTTTTTCTTTCTGCTCCTCCGCCGTTCGGCTGGCAAGCCCTGTTGTATCGTTAAGCTTATTCGAGTTTGGCAGTATGTAACGATACTCACGCAAAGATATGGAGAAATATACATCGCTCGTGCCGTCTTTTTCACTATAGTCAAAACTGTCGATACTTACGTTCAGATTTATATTCGTGCCGGATATCGTAAGTTTGCACGGCTGTCCTTTTTGTGCAAAAGAATTTATTTTTTCAACGTAACTGTACGGGCTGTCTGGTGCACCGTTCACAATACCACTATATGCTTGTGCCGGAAAAAAGCTGGAGAATTTCACTGTAGTTAATCCGCGTTTTCCCAGCATATTAATATCACCTAAAGAATTTACATTTACCGTGCTGTTATTATAGGCGTTACCGACCTCGAAAGAAGGCGGCAGCACGGGAAAAGTTACGCTTTCCCCTGCACAGCTCAAAACCAATTTACAGCCCGTATTCAGCCCGCTTCCCGAACCGATAAGACTGTCCACCGCCTGATTTAGAAAAGATAAAATCGAAGCCATTATACCGCCCCCTCATTCATATTAATACTTCTTTTCTGCATTTGATAATAAATCCTCTGCATTAATTTATCCGCCAACTCGTCCATGTCGGCATCATTTTTCATATTTGCCCCGTAAATATTAATACTGAAACTGAAATTATTACCGCCGCCTTGATTATCTCTTTTTCCCTGCACATATGCCGTTTGCAGGGATTTATCATGCGGAATAACACGTGTGCCGCTCGGCAAATCAACGATTTCCGCACCCTTATCATGGATTATTGCCGGACCTCCGGTGAAGTTTTCCACGCCACCAGCAAATTTAGGAATGTTCAATCCCCCGAAAGTTTCGCCACCAATTCCCGGCACGCCTTCCGGTACAGTAAAGCTGATAGAATTTATGGTATCAATTATGCTGTTCACATTCGCCTTAATTCCATTAAGTACGCTATCGATAATATTTGTTATGGTAGTAAAAATACTTTCAAATACCTTTACTATACCCTGCCATGCCATTGCCCAGTTTCCTGTAAATACACCCGTTAAAAATGTAATTATGCCGTCCAACACGCCTAAAAAACCAGTAATAACAGACGCAGCAATATTGATTGCAATAACTATATTATTGGCTATTACATTAGCGGCAATTATTAAAGCAGTTACCAAAGCACCACCCAAAAGCATAGCCAGCATTTGGAGTATAGGCATTAAAAACGAACTTATCGAACCACCGAAAGACAAAACAGCACTTATTACCATATTTACAGCATTAAAAGCAGGTTGTAGTGCCGTAGATACGGCATTTATTGCATTTGCCACCGCTTCCCTCAGCCTGCCGAAAGAAGCCATTAAGGAAATAACCGCCGGTTGAATTGCCGCCCATGCACTTAATAATGCCGTTTTGATTTGGTTCCATAGCCCGATTAAAAACGGACCTACTGTTTCCCAATTCTGATAAATAAGAAATGCAATCCCCGCAATAGCCATTAATGCAATTCCTAAAGGTGAAAAAATAAACGCTCTTGATGCCGAAACAACCATCTTTATAGCATCGGAAATTTTACTCAATCCGCTTGCTGTGGCAATGGCAACAGTTTCAAGTGTCATTGCCGATTTTACAGCAATCAATGTTGTTCTTAATGTTCTATAAGCATTAACTGTATTTAATACAGCAAATTGTAAAGCTTTATTTTGTATACTGCCACCCATTGCAGCTCTACCTATGTCGCCATAAAGTTTTACAATACCACCACCAATACTTATAACTTTACCTGTTGCCAGCATAAAACCAGTAAATGCTACTGTCCACATTAAAATATTACCGATTAGTAATTTAGTTTCAGGTGATAACGTATTTATTAAGTCTGCTAAATTTCCTATATTATCAGTTACCATCTTTATTTGCGGTGTTAATACACTACCAAAATTAATAGCAAGACTTTCAAGACTCCCTAACATACCATCAATACTATTTTTAAGTGTACCTTTCATTACTTCAAATTGAGCCTGTGAAGAACCTGTAGCACTATCCATAGCATTTTGAAGTGCTTGATATTCTTCTGGTGCTGTTTTTACAAGTGCTAAAAGTCCACTGTATGCTTCTTCACCCGCTAGTGCTTTAGCATAAGCTACCTGTTCCGTATTAGAAAGGTTTAATATTTTACCTCGCAATTGTTCCACAATTGGTTGTAATCCAAGGAAATTACCCGATGCGTCCTTTACCTGTAGTCCAAGTGCTTCAATAGCTTCTGCTGCTGGTTTTGGTGGTTCTGAAAGTCTAGAAAATACTGAACGAAGTGAAGTACCGATTGTACTTGCTTCTATACCATTATTTTTCATTATAGCCATTGCAGTAGCTAATTGTTCTATACTTACATTTAAAGTTGCTGCTGGCGCTCCTGCATACTGCATAGCTAAACCAAAATCTGCCATTCCAAGACTGGATTTATTAGATGCCATTTGTACAACGTCTGCAACCCTCATGGCATTTTGTGCTATATCACCTTGTTTTAGATTCCAAATATTAAGGGCATTACTAACAACATCGGAGGTTGTGGCTAGGTCCTCTCCACTAGCTACTGCTGCTGTTATTACAGACGGCATAACACCAACAACCTGATTAGCATCATAACCTGCCGCTGCTAATCTATCCATACCTTCTGCTGCTTGCGTGGCACTTATTGGAAAATCTGCACCAAATTGGCTTGCTTTTTGACGCATCATTTCCATTTCTTCTGCTGTTGCTCCAGCTTTTGCCGCTGCTCCAGTTATAATGCTATCAAAATCAATAAATGCACGACCTCCTGCTGCACCAATTGCTGTAATTCCAGCTGCAATTGGTAACATACTTTCACCGACACTACTAAATCCATCACCAATACGTTGAATATCTCTACCCATACGCTGATGAGCACGTGCTGTACGTTCCATTTCATTTTGAACACGTACAAGAGGGGAGGTCATCATATCTATTAACCTTAAAGTTACATCAATTTGTGTTGCCATTTTATCCCCTCATTTTTTTATTTCTTCTTTTATATCTTCTTGTTCTTGCCTTATAAAAGCTTCAATAATGGTTCTTTCACCATTGCCCATATTAAAAAAATCTAATGGCTTCCAATGATGTTTTCTATAAAGCCAATACATCATATTTGTTTTGCCATCAGATTTTATTAGTTTTTTATTTCTTCAATATTTTGTTGTTTTTCTTCTTCACTGTAGCCAGATAATGCACTTATTTTATTTGCTATATCTGTAATTTCACCAGCTAAAAACAACTTTTCATACATATCAAATGGAGTAGTTGCATTAAACTTTTTAAGTAAATTAGTATCTGCCAAATTTGGTTCTTTTATTCCTTCATTTAATGTAAGCATTTGCATTTTATACAAATCTATATTTTTACTTTTTCCTTTTATATTAATGGCTGTTGTTTGAATTTCAGAATATCTTTTAGCTGGAATAGATTTTAAAGTAAGTACAAATTTTTCTCCCAAAACTTTACTTAATCTTTCAACTTCATATTCTTCTGTGTTTTCTGCTAATACTTCATTTACATCACTATTTAATAATACATCAACTAAACTCATTCTTCTTATCTCCTTTAAAAATAAAATAATTACAAATATATTAAGCGTTAGCAGTAACAGGCACTTCAAAATCTGTAAAAGTAAAATCATAATCATCTTCTGTAAGCTTTTTAGCTTCCCAATCCATAAGTGTAAGTTTATCAAAGGTTGCATCACGAATAATCACTTCTTCACGTCCAACTGCATCTGGATCATCAAGTTTTGCACGAATTGTAACAACTGTTTGACGCCCCTTACGAATATTATCCGCCATAAGATTAATAAAATAAGAAGACACATGATTCATTTTTACATTTCCAGTACCTTCACAGCCTACAACTTTATACTGTTTAAACATGGTTTTTACTTGATTAACTTCTTCTTTTATGAGTTTAATTTCTGCTTTAAACCCTGTTACTTCTGCCATGTGTTTACCTTCAATCCATATTTCACCTTGTGTACCACTCATAACACGTTGGGCTTCAAATTTTTCCATAAAAGTAAGCTCCTTTCTTAAATATCAAATGGTAGTTCTATATCTTCCATAGCGTCAATTATCTTAATTTTGCCTTTTAAAAATACTTTTTTCTTTGTATCTAGCTGGTTAATTTCATCATCACTCATATCTGCAAGTTCATCTTTGGTATATAGACCATTTTGGAGCTGATAATTTTTTATTGCTTCTGTATCAAGTTCTACAGTAGAATAATTAGCTTGTAAAAGACCTTCACCTTCAAGTTCTTTAAGATATCCAGTTATTGCAGTAATAAGTAAACATTTATTATCATAAGTATTTGCATATTTACCTATATAGCTATCCTGTGCTGTAGTTCTAATATCATCATAAATCATATCCATAATGTCTACGATTTTAATTGTTTGATAGCCTTCTTGTTTTCCTTGCGTTGTAGTAACAAGACTATTTACTGCACGACTCATTTTATATTTTGTGCCATCATACCAAATAAAAAATTCACCATTATTAACTTTTTCATCATTTTCATCAAGGTCATATTTATCACAATCAATTACTTCATTAAGTGGTGCATATGTTGCACTTATCGTAAGTGGAGTACCTGCAATAAGTCCAGCAATACGTGCAGTATATTCAGCTGGTGTATAAGTCTTTGTAGCTGTTTTTATATATTTATTACTAAAATTAATAACACCCTCATAATCTCCATCATAACCTGGCATTACTATTTTCATTTTTTTATATTTATTTTCTCGATAACTTTTTACCCATGTGAGTAATGTTTCAAGTTGATCTGCTTCTACTGTAGGAATAGATAAATAATCAAATCTTTCTGTAGCTATTTTTTTTAGACTATCCTGCCATTTATCAGTGCCTTCTTTACCTTTAGCTTGTAAATAGACTTTAATTCTATATGGTGTCGTTACATATCCCAATAAACATTTTGTAATATAATCTTTATTATTTTCACTAAGAATAGATGGTATATCGTCTGCTGTATATATTACAAAAGGATTTTCAATAGCTTCTGAAGCTGTTTCTATACCACAAACAGCTTCACCACAAATAGCACTGCCTACTATAGCATTTTTATTTGTAGTAAGTTCATCAATAATAGATTGTTCTTCTTCTAAAATTAAAGCTACAATACCACGTTTACTACGTTCAATTGCTGCAATGCCTGCTTCTTTAAAAGATACAATCACATTTGGCATTCCTAATTTTGCCATATTGCCCTCTCTCCTTCATTTATTTTTACTTTTAACTGCATTTCTTCCATTAAATCAGCTTGCTTCATTGGTCTTATAATTTGCTCCAAATAATCCATCTTTACTATCATTTGGATAATATCTTGTCCTTCCCCTACTCTATCAATAGTAAATTCATTCACATGAATATATCTCTTTTTCAGAGGTATTCCTCTTTGAAAAAGCTTTTGAAGTCTATCCATAACATCAGCATAATGTATTTCATTTTTATCGATATCTTTCGGAAAATATGTCAATATAATAGACAATCTTTTCTTTGTTATATTTTTAGTCTGTGGGATATTAGTACATAAACATTTAATAAAAAAGCACGGTTTAGCGAAATCTTCTAAGATTTCATCACTATAAACCGTGCTTTTAAATTCTGCTTTCAGCATTATTCCAATTTGATTTAAGATATCTATCTGTTTTACTACATCAGCCATCTAATTTATCTTTTACCCGCTTATATACACCTTTCCACATATATTCTTGTAAATCATCTTGCTGTTCATCTATAGTTTTTTGTAAAAAATGCTTTCCTTGTACAAAACCTTTTTCTTGTCCTTTCTTATCCACTATTTTATGACCACGATCAATAAGATGAAAATGTGGTGCTGTAGAATAAATATTGGCATGAATGTCCTTGCCATAGCCTTCAATTTTCTTTTTCCAACTTTTATTTAATTTCCCTTTATGGTCGTTTCCACTATCTGGACTATTTGTTTTTAAAGCCTTAATCATACGATTAGCACCACGATTTAAAACAATTTCAACATCATCTGGAAAATTCTTTTGCACCGTCTGCAATCTACCAATAAATTCTTCAAAACTAATTCCCATCATCAACCCCTACTTTCTTTATACTACACATTAATTCTAGTTTTATATGCGATTCATAAGGATCTATGACATTTTTTATTTCATATAAATTATTTCTATATTTAACTAACATAGAATTATCTATATTTTTTCGATAGCGAATAGTTATTTTACTTAAATCTTCCGTTTTTTCTTTATATTGTTCATAATAAGCTCTACCTCTAAGTGGCTCAATTTTTGCCCATACTTTTAAAAACGGTATTAATTTTTTCTGCGTCAGATTATACTGCGTTTCAACATCTTCATATTTTAAAATTGTTACACGCTTATCTAATGTACCAATTTCTTCAATATTAATCATGACGTTTCACTTCCTAATGGTTTATAATGCTGTGCCAAAGAAATATGCGTAATTATAGCTTCTATAGAGTGTGGTAGATTGTTTATATTGGTTTTTGTAGAAAAAACGCTTCTATTTTCATACCAGTGCGCTACCAGCATTTTAACAGCCAGAACAAAAAGCTGGCTGTCATCACTATACTTTTTGCCGGTAGTCTGCTCTAAATAATCAATAGCAGCTTCGATTAAACCGCCTATAAGCGCATCATCTTCAGTCAAATCTTCATCAATGCGCAGATATTCCTTTGCTTGCTCAAGTGTAACAGCCATGCTTTTTCACTCCTTTTATTCTGTAGCAATTACCCCAGCACTACGTAATGCCGCTAAAATAGCATTTATTTTATCTTTTTCATCGCCACCTGCTGCATCAGCAATAGCTGCCTGTTTTGTTAATCCACTATCACCTGTGTCGCCTTTATCACCTTTTGCACCTTTTAAATTTTTAAAAGCAAATGCAAATGTACGTGCCTGTTCTGTTCCACCAATAGTAACAGTTACTTCTGGTGTACCTGTATTGGCATCAATTGTTGCTGTTGCTTCTGTAATAGTTGCCGCTACACCATCATCGCCTTTCTCACCTGGTGTACCATCTGCTGGTTTATTAATATAAGTTAACTTTCCATCAGTACCCAAAGATAAAATTTGTCCTTGAGTACCCTCTGTTTCTGGCTTATCTAATTTAATTTCAATTGCATTTTCATGTGTTTCAAGTGCAGTTTCAATTTTATTCATATTTTCAGCATTTACTGGAGTTTCATTATCTACCCAATTAGTTTTTGTATACATAATTATTTACCTCACTTTTATTTAACTTTCTTTTCCTAGTATTGTTTGCCCCACTATTGCCTTACCTACTATTGCAGGTGTGGGGCTATTACTCTCCCGCTTTCACCAATTTAACAAGGCTATCATAGATAATAGGTTTACCATCACAAACTATAATACTTTTACGAACAATATCGTCTGTATCGTTATCTTCATATGTCTTCATACCGACTTGGAAGTTTGTATTTAATGTGTAGTCTGCAAAGTTATAAAGAAAAGCAAATGTTTTTCCTGCTTCTAAAGTATCAGAGAAGTTTTCTAAATAGTTTGTAAGCACTACAGTTCTACCTAATAAACTACGTTCTGCTTTTCCGCCAAATCCATAGTTAACACGTGCAATAGGTTGACCGTTTGTATCTGTCATGCCAATAAATGCCATAAATGTTTTTTTAGTCATGCACCAAACTGCACCTGCTTCGTATTCCATTGGAAGCTCACCTTCAGCATTAACTAAAGTTTTATAGTCAATTTTGCTTACCTCTATTTTTGTGCCTTTGGCATCTTCTTTTAGAATACCTGTTGGTTGTCCAACACCTGTACCAGAAATAATTGCTTTTTCTAATGCTTTTGCCATTGCTTCTACTACATTATTAACAAGTGTTGTTTCAAAGGCACTATATGCCATATTTTCTGTTTCTAAAGTAACAGCTACAGCACAACGCAATTTGAAATGACTAAAAGTAATAGTACCAGATAAAGTCTTTTTCTGTTTATCACTACCAGCACCTTCAGCTACCCATGTAGCTTCCGGTTTTACATTAGAAACTGGAATTGCAACACCTGTTTTATAAGCTGTACGTGTTACAAGTGGCAAAATCATACCGTATGCTTCAAGTTTTTCGATAATTTTATTGAGTGTAACAGGTGGCACCAATGCACCGATATCTGTTGTAGCAGTTACTTCATCACTTCTAAATTCTTGAGGAATTTTTTCACCACGACAAACATAATTCATAAATGCCTGTCTATATTCTTCACTATCATAGATATTGGTTTTTACTGGTTTAGCTGTATTAGTTCTTGTTATCATTGTACCCATACCATCAATAATTGTTTGACGTCTGCGAATTTCTTTTTCTTCTTCGTCAAGTTCTCGAAGTTCTTTTTCAATTTCATCAAAATTAATATTTTTATTAGTTTCATCAGCTAACAAAGAGCGAATTTCTTCTTTTCTTTGTAAAATTTCTTCTAATCGTTTATTCATATTCTTTCTCCTTTGCATAAAAAAAGCACGTCTAACCGTGCATTACAAATAAGTCATTAAATATAATTTTTTTCTTCTTTTTTCTTCTTGTAAATCTTTTTCTAGGTTCACAAAATACTCTTTACTTCGTGCCTGTATAGATGTTCCATCATACGCTGGAAAATCGACAACCGCCACATCATAAATTTTATCAAAGGCGGTTATTGTACGTGTATAAATCTTATTTTCCCTATCAGATTCTGAACGCTCATTTTTTACAGTAAAAGCAAAACTCATCTTGTTTAAATCACCACGTTTAATAAGTTTATACACATCTGTACCATTATTGGTATCAATAATATCTGCACTAATTCTAAGGCCCTTATCATCGGTATTCATAATAAGAGTATTATTGCTTGCTCTAGCAAGTACCATAGCAATATCACCATGATTGTACTTAAATACAGTATCGCTCATGTCAGCACCATCGAAGGCATTGCGGTCTATTACTTCCATATACTTCCAACCGCTCCACTCGCTTTCCCATATTAATGCCCTTTGATTAAAAACTGCTGCATATCCTTCTACAAGTTGCTTATTTTCATCATCATTATTAGCTGGCTCTAGTAGTGCCATTCTCATTTCCATTTTCCCCATTATCTTCACCACCTTTCAATGAATTATCATTATTACCTGTTTGATATAAACTTTGGTCTTTAGCTTTTACAAAGTTTAAACTGATAAGGCGTTCATCACCGCCTTCAATACCAGCATAACCAAAGATTTCACGAATTTCATTGATTGTTAGTCCGCCAGTAGGAATAAGAGTTTCACAAACCTTAATTTTAGATGCTACAGACATGAAGTTTAATCTATTACTTTCTAAGATAATTTCATTGCCAAAGCCTCGCTCTCGTCTTGTAAAAATCTTATCTGTCATTTCTTGAGCCAGTTTAATTGACACAGGCTCAAGCACTGATTCATAAAAAGCTATATACTCATCTTCGGTATATTTGCCCATGATGATATTTTCATTAAGTCCGAAATGCTTATAAATATTATCTCTAACATAACTCATCTGTTGACTGTTAAAAGTGGTTACATTACTCGTAAGTTGATGAAATTCTGCTCTATTATCCAAGCTGGCAATGCCAGAAGGATTATTCGTTGCATACATATCTACAAATTCATCATGCGCATTTTTAATATCCTCTGGTCGAGCTTTTGCCTGCCATTGTATATATCCCCTCAACGCCGTAAAGTTTTTCACAGCATTGACAATAGATGCCTTCGCCGCTTTCAATGTGGATAAATCCTCAATCATTATCTTAGAATTATCATCACCAAATAATTCATCACGGTTAAAATGCCTACGAATATGAATAAGATTTTCATAAGGAATAGTAATTCTTTCACCAGCACCAAAAGTAAATCTAGCATAAAGATTATATGTTTTATCTTCTAATATCTCTAAAAGTGGAAAATCTAAAGGATACAAAGCTTTTATACCGCCTGTAAATTCGTCCCACTGTACATAGATAAAAGCATTGTTATAAGTAAAATACTGTGCTATAAACTTTTCTAAAAATTCACTAGCTGTCATCATTGGATTAGGATATGAACTTAATAAATAATTCAATCTATCACTAGGAACATTTTTTATTTTTCCATTATCCTTAATTACATGTTTTGGTCGCATTTTGCCAAAATGTCTTGCAATAGTATCTATACAATCTCGCACTGTAGCATCATCATAAGCATTACCAGAAAAAGGTGTATACATATTGGTATAGCCATTTAATAATTTTAAAGCAGTAACATCTTTATATTCTCTTGCTTTGCCAAATATTTTGCCAAACAAACTTCTAAATTGCAAATTCTCACCACCTTTAAATAATATTCATATAGTCATCTTTATTTCTCTCATAAACTACATACGCATCTAGAAGGCTTGCAAAGCCGTCAATTCTCTGTCGTGGATTTTGTAATTTACATGGCTGGATATTTCCATTTTTATCCATATCCACACTAACATTTGCCATGCACCATTTAAGTACAGGATTATTGTTATAGTTTATAAGTTTAGCTTCTAAATCTGCCCCCAAAGCTTTCATCGGACCAGATAAAGTTTTCTTACCCTGTATTACTGGCTCCATAGTTGGCTCGCCAAAAGTATTTATCATATCCTGAACAAAGTATTTTGCAGACCAACTATCATAGCCACATTTAAACAGGTATATATCTTTTTCATTTTGCATTTCTTCAAACCATTCAACAATCAAGCGATAATCTATACTATTGCCAGGACTTAACCTAATAAATCCTCGCTTTAGCCAAATATCATAAGGCACTTTATCCTCATGTACTCGTTTTTCAAGTAATTCTTCTGGTATCCAATACATCTGCTCTACATAAAAACGTTTTTCATCTTCAGGAGTTTTAAACAGCATAGTAGCACAAGTTAAATCAGTTGTAGCAGATAAGTCTATACCGCCGATGCCGTAGCGCGGTTTTAAAACTCCGATATCGAAAGTCGCTTCATTATTTAGTTGCTCGAAAGTCAAAAATGCTTCCGTCGCCGTTTCCCGAACATTAAAATCCTTGCACAGTAGGTTTTTAACATAATGCGGATTGGCTTTGGCACGGTTCACTTTATCTTCTAGCTGTTCGCGGCTCTTAATCGTGCCTAGTGCCGGATTGGCTTTCGCCCAGCAGGTTGGCTTTGTCCATTCATTGCGCTTGTCTAGTTCATATATTACCGGTAGAATGGTTTCATCTTTATATCCGTTTTCATCGCCGTACCCGGCTATGATATTCGCCGCTTCCTCATATTTCAAATCGAAAATACCCTCGCGGATTGTACCCGCCGTCGATGTGATAATGGATAATGGCTGTTCACGTGCTGTCATGCCATCGATTACTACATCGTAAAGGTTTTTATCTTTGATAGCGTGCAATTCGTCAATTAATGCTCCATGAACGTTCAATCCGTCCAGCGTGTTGCTGTCGGAAGCCAGTGGCACGAATACGCCGTCATTGAAACGGCACTTTATCCTCGAAACAAGACAGTCGCACCTTTTATTGAGCGACGGCGATTTCTTTACCATACGGACTGCTTCATTCCAGATAATTTTCGCCTGCTCTCTCTGCGTTGCCACGCTGTAGACTTCACTACCCGGCTCGCCGTCCGCCATTAATAAATAAAGCCCAATGCCGCTCGATAAAGTCGATTTTCCGTTTTTACGTGCCACAATTAAAATAAGCTCCCGATACTGCCGTAGTCCCGTATTTTTGTCGATAAAGCCGAACAATGCTGAAAGTATTGCTTTCTGCCACACTTCCAAAACAACCGGCTTACCTGCCCATTTGCCTTTCGAGTGCTTACAATAACGCTCAATAAAATCTATAGCGTGATTGGCTTTTTTCTCATCAAAAATATACCGACTGCCGCTATCATGGAGCTTGTCATGCAGGTGCTCAAACAGTTTTTTAACCTTTTCCGAAACGATTGCATCGCCGCTTTTTATCTTTCCGTAGTAGATTTCAATGTAATTCATACAATCACTACTTTTTCAACGTACCGACAAAGGCTTCAAAACCATCATCGACATCATCAGAAGATTTTTGCGGCATACAGGACAGCAGCGTTCGGATTAAAGAGTTATAGTTCTTTAAGGTGGTGGAATATGCTTTGCTGGCAGTAGACTCCTTTGTGCCGAATTGGTTCTGCCCGTTGCAATATTCTTCAACAAACCCTACTTCGTCAAGCTCTTTCTGCAAATCCGCAAGGCGAAATTCCAAGTCAACCGCAAAATCAATCATTCTTTGTACTACTGCCATTTTATCGTCGTCTATATTTTTAAATGCTTCCCTATATTGTTCTAATCTTTTCTTTCTTAATGTTTTTTCGCTATATCGCGGCACAAAATCATCTCCTTTCCAGTAAAAATTTCTGAAAAATATACCACACCCCTCTCGGCGGTGGCGTGTATTTTACACGTGTGTGGACCCTCCGGTCTAGTGAATTGTCAGACAATTTATTAAATACGGGGGTGTTGATACGTAGCAAGCAAAGCAAAACGGTCTAACCTTACTTACTCATCAACTCTGACAGGTTCATCAACAGCAACAAGGTTGCCGTCCTCATCAAAGTGCATTGTTCTTGTATTGTTATCTTTGCTATGTATCTTGTTATGACACTCAAGACATAATAGCATTAGGTTATCCCAACCATAAGCAATATCAAAGTTATTTATATTCTGTGGAGTAAGCGAAACTTTATGATGTACAATAAAGCGTTGTCCGTCTGTACCCTTGCGAGCGACAGTCTTGTTATGACACATCTCACAAATATACAATTTAGATTGTGCAAAGGCTTTAGCACATTTCCGCCATCTTGTACTATTATAGAACTTACGTGCAAATTCTTTAGCCATTTTTAACCAATATCAAACGGTAAATCAATTTCAAACGATGCAAAAACATCAGTATCAAATCTAGCCACAAATGCACCATCTAAAAAAATATCCATATATTTCTTGCCAAAATATACTATACCCTCACCTTCAAAAACATACACTCGATTATTTTTAGTTGTTACTTCTATACGTTCTTGTATAGGAAACTCACATCTATCTATATACATTATTCTCACCTTTCTATTGTTTGCATTTCTGTTGTTTTGATACTTGCAATTTTTCGTACTGCTATAAAGAGATTATCCCAACTTTTATATTTACTATCCGCTAAGACAGATTTTTCTTTAGCATCTAATAAGACTGCTTTTGCTCGTACTACATCATCATCGGTATTAACCAGTGCTTTTATTTTTATTTGATTAGACTTAGGATATTGTTCAGAATACATAAGATACTTTTCATCCCATATCTGCTTATATGCATCATCTGCTTGTGCCAGTATGTTTTTAGTTTTAGCCACATATTCAGATAACGTTGCTATCGTATTTGTAATCAATGCAATATCATCTATTAACTCTTGCCCTGTTGGATTATTAGATATTTTAAATTCATTATCCATATAAACTCCTTAAATATTCTTCACATCTTGCTTTTATTTCTTTAAGTCTGCCACTATCGTGTCGCAATCGATGACAACTATCACACAATACAACACCGCCACTCATTTCATCGGTTTTCTCAATTCCGCATGGTTCATGGTGAAATTTATGTTCTGTAGATACATATGCACCACATACAATACATCTATAATTATCTCGTTCGAATATCTGCTGGTTTAATTTTCTTAGCTTCTTACCCGTTAGTTTTACTCTATGCTTTTTCTGTAACATTTATTCACCGCCAATAAAAAAATAGATATAATCTATCGACTATATCTATTATTGATTTTATGTACAAAAAAAGACAGTCATTTGTTGACTGTCTCTTTTATGTTTCCCATGTTATTTAGTTTTTGTTGATTATAACTATATCACATTTCATTAATCACATAAAATAACATTTACTATCATTTTAAGCGTATATTACAACGTCTTAAATAATCTTCATATTCTTTGCCATAAATTCCATTAATAATTTTACCAATATGATATTGTGTGCTATTGATAGTCATTTCATTTAATTTAGGAAGAGGTATTAATGAATGATTGCCATCTACACCTACCAAAAAAATTTCTTCAACAATGTTACCATTGTATTTTAATAAAAGACGTTTGCGATATGCATCTTTATTAGGGAATTTTTTAACCCAGTCTTCCTCAAATTTTCTTTCACTAAAATCTTCTTCAACTTCTTCAATTGAAAAAGCTAAATCTTTTTTAAAAGTTATTTTTCCCCATTCATCAAACAATAACCAATCAGTAGCTTTTGAATTTATTACAATAGACATATATTCATCGTAAGTCATAGACTTACCTCCTCTTTAATAATATTTTGTGTCATAATTATATCATTAAGACACAAAACGTGTCAATAATTATTTAAAAAAATATAAAATTATGCTAAAATAAATATAGAAAGGAGCTTTTTTATGGAAATGTATAAATTTCTTCGGCAATTACGTATTGAACGAAAGTTATCACAAAGTGAATTAGCTGAAAAACTAGAATTAAAACGTAGCACTATCAGTATGTATGAAAATGGGAAACGTCAACCTAATATTGAAACATTAATATTAATATCAAAAATTTTTGATATTGATATCAATATACTAAAAAAAGATAATCCTAACTCTACTAATCAATCTTCAGAAATTGATTTAAAAAATTATTTAGATAATTTTCTTTCATTATTAGATCTACCAAATTTAACATACAATGGAAAACGTTTAAAAATAACAGCACATGAAAAAATCTTTATCCGCAAATCAATTGAACTTAACAAACAATTTTTAGAAGGAATTACACATATTAATAAAAAAAAGACCTAGTTAGGTCTTTTTTTTATTAATATACTTTCTAATCCTTTTAAATGTAATCTATACACATGAGCTAATGAATATTTACATATTTCTGCGATATCAGCCCATTTGAGAAAAGATAAATATCTCATAGATAAAACTCTTTTGACCTTGTCCTCAACTCCTAAATTATCTATACATTCTTTTACCTCTTGTTCTTTTTTAGCGTATATCTGCATTGCTTTTAATTGTTTAGCAACTTCTTCATCAATCTTAGCAACATAATCTGATATGTCCATTTTTTTATTACTTCCGCCAACAGATTCCATCTGATATACTGCAATCAATTTCTTTGATGTTGTTTTTAATTCTTTTACTCTACATGCTATTGCTATAGCATTAAGCTTTGCTTCTCGAACACTATCTAAATATCTTTTTGCTATTTCTAAGTTTTCTTTATCTTTTCCCATGAAATCCTCCAAATATGACAAGGATAGCCCATTTCGAGCTATCCTTTTTCATTTTCTTAAAATCATTTATTACAGTATTCGCTATATTGACAACACAATAATATTATTTCATTCTCATTAAAACCATTTTTCAACAAATAACTTTCAGCCTTTATTTTCTTCTCAAAACACTCTTCTAATCCATCAAGTAAACAACTTAAAACAATTTCTTTAGGATCTTTTAAACTCAAAATTGTTTCTCTTATATCACTAGCCCATGCACTATTTAAATCATATTGTTCTATAGCATCTTTATATTTAAATTCAAGTTCATCAAAACTTTTCATTCTTTAGCACCACCTAATAAACTTCTAAATACTTCGATAGCCTTTCTATTATACCTAAATGTCTGCACTTCTTTATTAGAATATCTTGATTTATCATAGAAATACTTTCCGTACTCATCTGTTTTCAAATTATGTTTATTTGCTAAACTACCGATTTTATTTTTAGAAACTCCAAAGATTTTGCCTACTTCTGTTGCCGAATAAGTCAACTCTTTTACTTCAGGCAATGGTAACACATTACTTCCTGCTAAAGTATTAAAAGCATAACTTTTTGCCATTTGTTTATATTCTTTTATGTCTACTTTATCAGCTAATTCCAACCACAATTTTGATTTTTCCATTTGAACTTCATCATATTTACAATCAAGAATTTTTTTATCAACACTTGATACTTGTAATTGTTTTAAATATTGTTCCATTTGTTCAAAAGCTGTTATATATTCAATTTTCCATTGCATTGCTTTTTTGCCAGTAAAACCCATAACAATAAGAGAAAATCCATTTTTATTCATAAGATATTCAATATTTGATTTTCCACTATTATCAATATATGTTGTTTCATAAAACCATTTTTTTATTTCATCATTTCGAGTTAACTCACTAAAGCCATTTTTGGCTTGAGTCAATTCTATAACATTTTTTATTGAACGAAGTACTTTTGAATGTTCTTTTCTAAAGCTATCAGCAACTTTTCTACTGGATACTACAGCTTGATTATTTACTATTTGTATAAGATTTTCCATTATATATTCTCCTTTTCTGTACTCACAAAGAATGATATAATAGATTTATCAGTCCTTGTGGGATTGTGTATTAAGCAACCTGAATGCTTTGGTCGGTAAGCAGGTTGCTTTTTTATTTGTCTTGATACAACTTATCTATACCCATTCTAACTATAACTGAACGATTAGTATTATGTTTCTCACATAATTCATCTAATCTATTAAGAGTATCATTGTCCAGTCTTACTCTTAACATATAATCTTTTGGGTTATCTGTAAGTTTTGTACCTTTCTTCATAGCAGCCAAAACTTTCTCTCCTTTCTTTGTTGCTACAAACTTAGTATAATTGTAGCAACAAACTTTGTCAAGATAGTTATTATTTGCCGACCTCAAAGAATAACCTATATTATCTTAGAAATTAATGCTATGTTTTAATTTTTTAATCTTTAAATTAAAAACACTCATTATTTTTAAATTCCATTCAAAAATTTTATATATTACCTTTTTAAGAATGGGATTTTTTTATATGCTTTGTTTTTTCATATAACTTACCAAATTTATAAAATGGTCGCTCTAACTTTAATAATAACTGTATCATCAAAAATAAAATTACGTTTCTCATACAATCACCTTTTTTATATCAAAATTTATAATTTTATAACCCTTTTTAGATAATTTATACGCTATACCTCGTTTAAAACTATCTAGCCAAGAATTTTTATTCAATTTCTTGGCTTTAAGATAGTTTCTTTTTCTCTTAAAAGGGTATCTCTTCATCAGGTGGCACTTCTTTACCAAAAGATTTTGCTGATTCTGGTACAGCACCGCCATCAAGTTTCGGTTTAGTCCCCATGAATTCAATATCATGAGCTATGACTTCAGTTACATAACGTTTACTTCCATCTTGTGCTTCATAACTACGAATCTGAATACGACCTTCTATCAAGACTTGACTGCCTTTTACTAAATTATTACCCACAACTTCCGCTATTTTATCCCATACAACAATTGGGATGAAATCAGCTACTTTTTCTTTACTAAATCTTCTATTTACCGCTAAAGTAAAACTTGCTACTGCTACTCCAGTTTGTGTATATCTAACTTCTGGATCCTTTGTTAATCGCCCCGCTAATATTACCTTATTCATTTATTACTCCTTATAATTCAACTTTCTCCCAATAATAATTCATATCTGTTAAATACAAATCACCTTTTATATGCTCTTTATGTTTTCTTAACATCTGAATTAATTTTCTAAGGCAGAACTCACTCGCTTCTGCCTTAGTTATAATTCCACTATCAGTTTCTAATACTAAATACACTCTATTATTCCGTCCTTGATTAAATAGTAAATAACACTAGGTAGCTTAATAACTCTATCAAGAAAGATTTTCACTTTATAGAAATCTTTATCTTGGCTTACATCTATCAAGATACCGCCAGTTAATATATTTTTCTTATATAATCTTTTCTTCCAGAATATGCCATCTTCACACTTTATTTTCTTGAAGCCATAATCTTGTAATCTATCTAAATTCTTTTTACTTACTACGACCATGTTTAAGTCCTCCAGCTTTTTTGATGTTAACCCAACGATTTAATGGGCAACATCTATTATTTAAAATACGTTCTTTATTTTTCTTATTAATTTTGATATTTACACTACATTCCAATGGATAATTTAATGGCTTATATCCATCTTTTGGTCCAATAATTTCATCACCGGTTATTTCATCTAATTTTTTTGGTAATTTAAAATCTAAAATTATTGGTTCTTCATCTTCTTTTTTTCTTCTAAATATCCTTTTTATTAATTCAATTAATCTTCTTATTTGTCTCATCTATATAATCCTCCACACACTGAGTTTATATACTCAATGTTTTTTTATCCCACCATCATAAATCCAATTCCAATAACTCCGATCACCGCCACAGCTTCTAAACAATATTTGCAAATATTATCTTTTCTTTTACGTTGTTTAAGTCGTTTAATATCCGCACTAAATTCTGAATTCAATGGTATATTTATCGTTTTTATATTTTTCATCTATCTTCCCTCAAATCAAATTTTCAAATAAACAAAATTGCTTGCTGAACTTAAGATTTACTGTTCCTATAGCTCCATTTCTATGTTTAGCTATTATTAGTTCTGTAAGCCCTTTATCATTTGTATTAGCGTTATAGTATTCGTCACGATATAGAAACATTACTATATCCGCATCTTGTTCTATCGCTCCACTCTCACGAATATCTGAAAGCATTGGTCGTTTATCTTGTCTTGATTCTACTGCTCGACTTAATTGAGAAAGAGCAATTATCGTTATATCTAATTCACGTGCTAGTAGTTTTAAACTTCTTGATATTTCACTTATTTCTTGTTGCCTATCTATTTTTCTTGATGAACCTTGCATAAGCTGAAGATAATCTATGACCAATAGTTTTATATCTTTTTCACGTTTTAATTTTCTTGCTTTAGTCCTAAGCTTTGACATATTCAAATCCGCTGTATCATCAATATATAACGGCTTTCCTGATAATATTGTTGATGTTAATGTTAAGCGTTCCAATTCATTACCATCTAACTTTCCTAGTCTTATGCTATTTGAATCGATTAAACCATACAAACTAAATAATCTATTTGTAAGCTGTTCCGATGACATCTCAAGTGAAAAAATTGCTACAGGTATATTCTTTCTTGCTAAATTAGCCAGAATATTAAGTGCAAAAGCAGTTTTTCCCATACTTGGTCTTGCTCCCAAAATGATTAAGTCCGATTTTTGCAAACCGCCAGTCATTCTGTTAAGTTCACTAAATCCAGTATCAAGACCAAATAGCTTTCCATCTTGGCTACTGTTATATCTTTTCTCAATTTCAGTAAAAGCATTCATGATATACTCTGCTGGTTCAACAATTCTATCTGTATTATTTGCTGTTTTAGCGATTTCTAAAATATCTTTTTCCGCATTATCAAGCACCAAATTTATATCAACATCGCCATCTGCCTCTCGTGCCTGCTGAATAATTTTCTGTCCTGCATTGATTAATTCACGCTTTATAGCATTTTCTCTCACAATATTGGCATAAGACTTTATATTGACGGCAGAAGGAACACAATTCGATAAATCTGTTATATAAGCTATACCACCTACAGCTTCAAGCTGATTTGTATTTGTTAACTTTTCTGTTAACGTGATACTATCTATATCCTTCCTCGTATTAAATAAATCTAATATCGTAAGATAAATAACTTGATTTGCCTTTCTGTAAAAATCTGTAGATTTTATAATCTGATTGACTTCATCAATCACTATTGATTTATCCTTAGCAATCAAAATTGCTCCTAATAATGCTTTTTCTGCTTCTACATTATGAGGGATTACTACCTTATCCATTTTTCTTTATTCCCTCCTGCTCCAAAAATTCATCAAGCAAACTCTTTGGTGCTCTATTCAAAGCTGATTGTTCCGCATCTGATAATTTACTAGAATTAGCAGTATTTACTTTATTTTTAGTTTTATATTCGTCATAACCATTAACTTTCCATTTATTCAAAATAGCTTCTATATATCCTAATTTTCTTTTTCCTTGCATTACAGCTCTTGTAATAGCTTCTTTTACCCATTCAACACCATATTCATCTATATCATCTATTAATCTTTCATATTCAATAGAGTTAATAGAATAATTTATATTATTCATATAAATATCTATTACTTCTTTTTTTTGAAGATCAGTAGTAGTAGATATTATTCTTCTACTCTCTTTCTCTTTATCTATATCTTTATCTATATCTATCTCTATATCTGCCGTTGCATTTTTGTTGCTAATTTTGTTGCATTGCAACAATGGTATATTTTTATCTAAATTATTAGAGATTTGTTGTTTTTTCTTTTCCCTAGATTTTCTACTACGACGTGTACTTTCCGTTTCTGAACCAATCATGTACTGTACTTGATTTAAATATAATTCTCCATTATCTAAAATCTTCACAAGTCCAATTCTTTTTAAAAGTTCTAATGCTACGATGACTGTATCTTTTGGTGTATTAGTTATCTCTCCTAATTTTTTAGCATCATATGGAATAAGCATATCACCAACTTGTCTAACTAATACGCCGTTATTATTTATAGACTTCAAACACAGTTTTAAATAAAATAAACTATATAATTTTCCATTTTCTTGTTCTTCAAGCCATGATATTGCTTCATCTTGAAAAAAATCTTCTCTTAATTTAAGCCAATAATATCTTTTATTTATAGCCATTATCTTTACCTCGTATTTTAAAAAGCCACCTAAAATAGATGGCTTATTTTCTGTTTTAATGTTATAATTTAGTTGCGATTTTTAGTTTTGTTGACTAGTCATGTGCTGGTCAACTATTTTTTTTAGCTTAAAAAAGCTAATACAATTTTCTAGCATTGGATTTATTTCACTAGGTTTATGGATGCCATTAGGAATTTTTATACTAATACCTTGTTTTGTATTTGTTTCATAAATTGTTTGCATATTAACTAACCTCCGAGATTTTTCTTACTTTTTCTTTTAAACTTGCTTTTAAAATAGCACTAGCATATGCTTTACAAAAACATTCTTTATGTTCTTGCTTAAAATTACTAAAATATATTTTTGCCTCCCCTGATTCTGTCTTTATCTCACCAATATAAACAGAATTTTCAATAATATTTTTCATTTAAATGACCCCTTATATAGTAATTGACCTTTTTATGGTTGCTACCCATACATAAGCTATAAATTTTGATACAGCGGTTTCATCAATAACCCACCGCCAAGCGTTCATAACAATAAACGAGATTTAATAATCAGAAATATACTCTACAATCTCTTATAACTCTTATAATTAAAACTCATCTAGGTATTTAACCTCTTATTTTATCCAAAATATAAAAAAGTTTTGTATACAGTCTTAATACTTTCAGACTCATTTAAAAGCACAGGCTGTATATTCTTTAGCTGACTTACAAAAGAAAGTCAGCTTTTTTAATAGTTTTTATAAATGTCTTTTACAGATTGTTATATAATAATCATAAGTAAATAAACCCCCATTTATTTACTTAGATTACTATATAGAAAGGATTCATTAATATGAAACCAAAAGAAACCTTAAATTCTGAAAGCTCATCCGAAAATCTTCATGTAGATGAATATGACCAACTTTCAGATTTAGAAAAAGTCCAACTTTCTACATTAGCTTTTAATAATGCTACATCTATTGCTAATAATTTATCTAAAATTAATCAAATAAATCACTATACCCTAGCAATTAGTAATGCTATGTCTTTGGCAAATAATCTACCTAAACTCACTTCAATACCACAAATTCCTAATATTTCCTCCATAATGTCTCAATACACTAATATTCTTAGTAACATGCATCTAAATTCTTTTACAATAGCTCAATATTATAATGTTCCTAAAATTTCTCCAGCAATTTATCAATATTCTAATATTCTTAGTCAGATTTCAGCACCTATCATTCCTAATTCTATTTGTATGGCAATTCAACAATCTATCAGAATTCAAGATAAAATATCTTATAATAAAGACCTTATTTCATCTTTTGCGTCAAAATTAAAGGACACTGAATATTATGATGAAACATTAGTAAATAACTTAGAAGATATTAATCCTTTACTCAATGAATTAGAAAAATTCCCTGAATATCAAGAACAATTCATACAAAAAGCTTGTTCGTATATTGATAAAATAGTTGAAGATAAAGTAAAAGAACAAGTACAAGAAGAAATTATTAAAATAAAAACATCTAATACTACTAAAATTGCAGTAAGTGCTATTTTAATTAAAGCTTCTGATTATATATCAAATAATGTCTCTTCTCTTTGTGATTTTTATAATATTGCTCCTGATTCTATGAAATCTGATATTTCATGGATATGTTTTTGGTTAATAGTAGTATCATTTGCTATAGCTGCAACAGATTTTTATTATAATCATTTCAAAAAATAAACTATTATTTTTATTTATAGAAAAGATATTAAATACAAAAATAACATTAACGTTATAATTAAAATATAAATCACACAGAAATACCGCCAAAAATTTAATTTTTTCTCTGTATATTTTTTTCTATGCACTATACTCCAATAAAACAATAAAGATAATATTGTCCACCAATATACCAAACATATTAAAGGCCTTATTAGTTTAATAAAAATCTTAACGGTGATATTACTAATATATGGTATTTCTTTATTTAAAAATTCTTTTGATATTCTCATAAAAATAGCACCATTATCCTAATATTTACTTGCAAGCTAAGGGATTTTTTTCAACCCCTTAGCTTATTTTTATCCTGCTATTAATTGTTGCGATAACAACAATCTAAATGCTTCACGTCCTCGTGGTGTGATAAGTGTTTGAATACCACTCCAGCTATCATCTTTAGCTTTTTGTTCTTTGACTTCAAAATAACCCTTACCATTGCTATCATTTGCTATAAACTGAGAATATGGCTGTAATTTACCTTTAATATTTCGATAAACAAACTTTCTTTCTAAAAGCCAATTTATAAAATACTTTTGACCAATGTGTAACATTTTTGCTGTATCTCTAAAATTAGTTAATGTATTTCTATCAACTAATTCATCAAAGTAATCAGCTTTAGGCTTCATGACCGCATTTTCCATTTTTAATTTATCTAATTCTTGGTTAGCTACTAATACAGCTCTTGCTAAAAACTCTGTTGGATTATTAATAGCCTGCTGTGCAACAGAACTAGTCATATACATTCCATGCTTTCTGATTGAAGGTAATACTTCACTGGTTACCCATTCCGTAAATTCTTCGGCTTCTTTTTTTCTGCTAGTAAATGCTAACTTATAAAGATTACTTTCATTGATGAATGTTGCTTGCTGTGGTCTTCCTAAATTATCGATGACCTCAATACTATTGACCCCATTTTTATTTAATCTCTGTTTTGTCATGGTTGGATTGCCTATTTCTAAAACTCTACATACATCAGCTAACATAAAATAAGGTTCACCATTTATAATTGATGTTCTGACTTCCCCAAATCTTTCATTATTAAAAATTTTCAATTCGTTCATGCTTATGCTCCTTTTTGTTTTTACTAGAATTTAATTCTAGTATTTTGCCAAAAAAAATATACTCTCTTGGTATTTTATAAATAGAAGATATTTTTTGTTGCATTATTGGATTAACTAATCCAGAATTTTTCTCCCATTTTATAAGTGTATCTTTTCCTATACCAATGAGCTTTGCAGCATCTATTATTCTAAAACCTGCATTAACTCGAGCTGCTTTCAATGTTATTTGGAAGCTCATTACTTCTCACCTCTTGCAATCTATTTTACTAGAATTAAATTCTAGTGTCAAGCCTTCATAGAAAAAAAATCTAGTGTATTAGAGTTTTAGTTGCTAAATATAGAATTTTATTCTAAAATATAAACAAAAGGAAGTGATAGAAATGTCTGATAGTAAAATGGTTTTCAGCAAAAATTTAAAAACATTATTAGAAAAAAAAAATCTCTCACAAGTAGAATTATCAAAGATTCTTGGTGTTAGTGAATCTAGTGTAGGCAAATGGCTTTTACAAAAATCTATGCCAAGAATGACCATTATAGAAAAACTAGCACAGTATTTTCAAGTAGATAAAACATATTTTTTCAAAGACACTAATAATGAATTACCAGAATTAACAGAAAAAAATAATAAAGATTTCCCTCAAATTAGAGCAATTCAAAGAGCTATGACTAATGTTGATGAAGAAAAACGTAATCGTATGTTAGAAGTGCTTAAAATATCTTTTCAGGAAGCTTTTGAAGAAGATGATGATGATTAAACCTAATTATAAGAAAGCTGAAATACTTGCTAGGAAATTTTTAAAAGATAGTAAAGTTAAAGGATTTCCACTAGATTTAGATTTTTTTAGAAAAGTATATAATAAGACACATAATACAAGATTACGTATAAAATCATTTTCATGGTATATGAAAAAATATAATCTTAGTTATAGTGGTATGATAGAATTTATTAATAGTGAAGACGGTTGTTGTTTTTATTCAAAAGAAGAAGAAAAAGCTATTATTATTTATAATGATTTTCTAAATAATGCTGGACGTATTCGTTGGACAATAGCTCATGAATTTGGTCATTTAATTTTAGGACATATAAACAACAATCGTGCCATAATAACACGAAATAAACTTTCTGAAAAAGAATATAATGCTTATGAATTAGAGGCAAATACATTTGCTAGAGAACTTTTAGCACCTATGAGTTTAGTTTATTACATATATGACTGCTTAGGAGATAAGATATCTATTGACTCTATTTTTGGAATTTCACATGAAGCTGCTCAAAATATACTTAAACGTATGTTAGAATGGTCAAAAACACATGATTACAGTAAAGATACTTGTCTATATGTACAATTTTCAAAATTTATACATTCAAAATATTGTAGTAGTTGTAATCACTTTTTTTTAAGTTATAACAAACAAGAGAAGTATTGTAAATTTTGTGGTAATGAATTTGAATTTAAATATAAAGAGGATGTGAATACAATGAAATATAAAGATTATGATATTAGCAAAAATAAACAAGTATTAAGATGTTTAACTTGTGATAACGAAGATATTGATTTTAATAATGATAAATATGCTTTTTGTCATATTTGTGGTAGTCCTGTTATAAATAAATGTCTTAATAAAAACGAAAAAACTCAATGTGGTAAATCACTTCCAGCAAACGCTAGATTTTGTCCATATTGTGGTTCAGAAACACTTTTTTATGAAAAGGGACTTTTAAAAGCATGGAATAAAAAACAAGAAGAAATACCTACTTTTAGTTTTGATTCAGAAGTACCACCAGAAGATGAAATACCTTTTTAATCAAACTATTCACTATAAACACAAAGTATTCAAAAAAATTTATACATCTTAAAAACTTATAGATTACAAATTAATATTTAAAATAAGGAGTGTTCCTCATGAATTTTAATATTGATAATTTAAATTACACTGCTCTATCTTTTCAATTAGCTAATAAAAATTCAACCAGTATTTGTCAAATAGCATTATTAAGTGTAGAAAATGGTAAAAATATCTATCAAAAAACATTTTTATTAAAACCACCAACAAAAAATTTTTCATTTAGCAATTATCATGGAATAACTCTAGAATCTGTGAAAAATGCACCTACTTTAGAAATAGTTTGGCAAGAAATTTCTAAATACATAAATGAACATATTGTTATAGTATACGATATCTATAAAACAGCTAAGAGATTAAATGAATCATTAAAGAAATATAACATTGAAGCCCCTTCATGCCAATATATAGATATTCGTTCACTATTCCCCAACAATATGGAGCATCAATCGTATGAAGATTTAGCAAATGCTGTTGATTATTGGTCTTGCGATTTAAATGGCAATTCTGCCGAAATAGTTTCTTTTTATAATTTTGTTATAGAAAAAAGAGTTGAAGAAAACAGTCGCTTATTAAAAAAAGCCTTTAACGATGCAATAAACAATAGTGATTTAAACGAAAAATCTATTAAAAAACAAACTAATACTATCAATGAAATACAAGCATCTCCCGAAACATTAAAAGCTGCCAAACAACTCGCCGATGAAATTTTACCATTTGTGCAAAATGTAGGTAGAGATAACTTACCTACAATACTATCGCATCATAACGAAGGTGAGCATATCGCCGGCATATCAACAGGTCTTTATAAGAAAGATAAATGTTTTTGGGCATTCACCGATAAAAGAATGTATATGGTTGTTCCTTCTAAAAGTTTATATAAAGAATGGGAATATACACAACTTCTTTCCTTAAAAACTGATATGGGTTTTATTATGAATACCTTGTATTTTAAATTCAAAAATGAAGAAGTTAGAACTGATATAAGTGATTTTAAAATAATTTATCCAAGACTAAAAAAATACATCAATCCTGATATTATCACTGAAGATAAAAAAACAAAAAAATTCATGTCATCTATTATCGATACTAAATAAAAAACCGCTATAATATTACCAACATTATAGCAACTAATAATACAATATATCTATAAAAGGGTTTCCATTTTGGAAACCCTTAACTAAAATAAAGGAGTGATATTGTGGATTTAAAAAAATCTGAAAATAATACTACGTTAAAAGAAACAATTCATAACTTAATGTCCGAATATGAAAAGTACCTTATTGATATGGCTGATACCGACCAGCATAAAGCAGCTCTTTTATGTTACTGGTTAAAAGATTATAAAAAAATGCTAATTAGAGAAAAGCAGTTCAATCCAAGTTATCTAAAAAAATATCGACGAGGTGATATTATTAGTGTTAACCTAGGTTTCAATGTCGGTTCAGAACAAGGCGGTTTACATTTTGCTGTTGTATTAGAAGATAATCCCAGAAAATCTGAGACGATAACTATAATGCCATTAAAATCAAGAAAAAATTCACGCGAAGAACAAGAATATGAAATTGATTTAAATGGAGAAATTGTTCATCAGTTCTCGCAAAAAATAAATAACAAATTTATAGAAAATAAGGCTACTTTTGAAGAGCTTGATCAATTAAAACGCTCCTATCAACTTCTTATAAATGAATTAACAGAAAAAGTAACTGCTTTAAAAGCAGAAATACCTATAAAAATTAAAGAATTGACAAGCTCACCCATTGATGAATTTAATACCAAAAAAGATTTAATAGAAAAAGATTTCGACTCACAAATATCCGAACTTAGCAATCAATCAAAAATAGCGTTTGAAAAAAAACAAGAAATAGCTCTACAACAACAAAAAATACAAAAAGAATTAGATGTAATTAACAAATATATTAAACAGCTTGGAAAAATGAAAAAAGGTAGTATTGGTTTAATTAAACAAATAACAACTATTAGTAAAATGAGAATTGTCAATCCAATATCAGACAAAGACACATTAGCCGGTATTCGTCTATCTGATGAATTTTTATCAAAAATTGATACAAAAATAAAACAAATTTATACAAAAGAATAACACTTGACTTAATCATTTATTATGTTATAATAAAGATACAAGAAAACTATGCGGTTTACCCGCACTACAATTAAGACTATGCGATTTACTCGCACTACGACAAAGACCTTGTATCTATGATACAAGGTCTTTTTTATTTATACATAGTAATAACTAGGCATAATAAAAGGAGAATTATTATGCCTAGAATATAAATGTATGATTAGGTTTTTTGGAATAAAAAATAAAACCGCCATAATGCTACCAACATTATAGCGGCTCGTAATACGATACTACCAATATCGTATTTTAATAGGTCTTTTACTATATACCTACTACCAACCTTATTATATAGTAATTGACCTCTTTTTGCAATTTAATATTGAATATGGAGGTCTTTTAAATGACTAAAATTATAACAGCAGGTATTTATGTCCGTGTATCAACTTCTGAACAAGCAGAACAAGGATATTCTATCCAAACACAGATAAAGGCTTGTAAAGACAAAGCATATGAATTAGGAGCAATAGATATTCTGGAATACGCTGATGAAGGATTTAGTGGTGCAAAGTTAGATAGACCAGCAATGACGAGATTGCGTGATGATATCCGTAATCATAAATTAGATATCATAATCTGTTATGACCCTGACAGATTAGCTCGTAATCTCGCACATCAATTACTAATAACTGATGAAATAGAAAAATATTGTCGTGAAGGTCTAATTTTTGTATCTGTGTCCTTTGAAAACTCTCCAGAAGGTAGGCTCTTTTATTCCATGCGTGGAGCTTTTTCTGCCTATGAACGTGAAAAAATATTAGAACGTATCATTCGTGGCAAAAAAGGAAAATTACTGGCAGGTAGATTAGGAAATAACCATTTATATGGGTATGATTTTGATAAAGATACTCAGATGTATGTAATAAATGAAAATGAAGCTAAGATTATCCGCCAAATTTTCGAATGGTATATCTCTGGTATAAGTAGTGAGCAAATAACCGATAAATTAAATGCCAATAATATACCTAAAATTTGGCAAGGTAAAAGATATAAATGGTCTGGCTCTACAGTCCGAACAATACTCAAAAATGAAAAATATACCGGTATATTTCATGGCTGGCAATATTTACAAGTAATAAATAAATGCGGTGGCTATAGTATAAAGAAAAAAGATAAATCTCAATGGATAGATATTGAAATTCCTGCTATTATCTCTAATGAAATATTTGAAAAAGCTCAAAAACAAATAATAAAAAATAGAACATATAATACTCGTAAAGAAAAAGAAGTTCACTTATTAACTGGATTAGCTTATTGTGGTTCTTGTGGTAATAAAATTTATAATCATCATAACATTAGAAGAAAATATTATGTATGTTCTATTTTGTATGATAAACGTATAACAGATAAAAAAATATGTAAACCTAAATTTTTACACATACCTGAAGTTGATGAATTGGTATGGAATGCATTAACTAAAATATGTTCTTCTCCCAAATTAATAAAAGAATATATGACTGATATCAATAATCATGAAAATACATTTCTAAATTATAAAGAAAAACTATGTATGCTTGATAAAAAACTAACTAAATTAAAAAATAGCCAAAATGATATTCTAGAATGGTTTTCTGATGGATTGATCGACAAAGAGACTGCACAAAAAAAGCTTGAAAATAATAAACAAAAAATAGAACAATTAAACTCTAATAAAAAGGAATTATTAATTAATATATCCAACTTAAAAGAAAAACATACTCCTGAAGATATTTACAATATTTTCAAAAAATCTGCTAAGATATCAATTGATGACAAACGCAATATTTTGCGGTCTATACTTGATAAAATTTATCTAACTAAATTAGATAAATCCAAAGAATGCAAATCTAAATTATCCTTAAAAATTGTTTTTGTTTTTAAATAAAAAAGAGATGTACTTTTAATGTTTTATCATCAAAAGTACATCTTCTTTAAATTTATTCTTTATTATCTAATCCTATTTTAGATAGTATATAAAATGTGATACTTAGAATCATGCCACAGACAACAGCAAGGCCCATACCTTTTAATTGTACAGGACCAATATTTACAGCAGCTCCACTAAGACCACTTATCATAGTTACGGCAGTAAGTATCATATTTTTCGTACTAGTATAATCAACTTTTTTCTCTATAAGCATACGTATACCAGAACAAGCGATAACACCAAATAACAATACAGAAATACCGCCCATTACTGGTACTGGAATAGCATGAATAATCGCAGCAATTTTACCAATAAAAGAGAAAAGAATAGCAAAAACAGCAGCTCCACCAATTACCCACACACTATAAACACGAGTAATAGCCATAACGCCCATATTTTCGCCATAAGTAGTATTAGGAGTTGAGCCTACAAAACCAGATAAAACATTAGAAACACCATCAGCAAATAAAGAACGATTAAGTCCTGGATTTTTAATTAAATCTCTATCAACAATACTACTTGTAACAACAACATGTCCAATATGTTCAGCAAAAACTACAAACAATGCAGGCATGATAATCATGATAGCGTGAATATTAAAAGTTGGTTCATAGAAAGTTGGTACTTGTACCCAACTAGCAGCTTCTACACCAGACCAATCTACAATACCTAAACAAAAAGCCATGATATATCCTGCAATTACACCAATTAATACAGGAATTACACTTAAAAATCCTCTACCAATTACAGAAGCCAAAATTGCCACAGCTAATGTAAATACAGAAGTAATCATTGCAAGCTCATTTGGAATACCTTGCGATTGCATTGTATCACTGATAAAACCAGACATATCCAAAGCAAGTGGTGCAAGTTCAAGACCAATTACTGCTACTACTGCACCCATCGCAGCTGGTGGCAAAATAATATCAATCCAAGCTGTACCTAATTTACCCACAACAAAAGATAAAATAATAAAAGATAAACCAAATGCTATAAATCCACCTTGAGCATCGCCATAACTAAGTCCACTAGTAGCAAGTACTGCTAAAACTGGAGAAATAAATGCAAAACTAGAACCTAAATAAGCAGGTAATTTCCCTTTACAAATGATTAAATACAAAATTGTACCTATACCATTCATAAATAAAGCTGTTGCTGGATTTACATGAAGTAAAAAAGGAACTAACACTGTAGAACCAAACATAGCAAACAAATGTTGTAAACTAAGTGGAATTCCTTGCAACAAAGGCACTTTTTCTTCTACGTCATAAAACTTTTTCAT